GTGTACTCTCTTAATGAGATTGCGCACTGGTGACTTCCCTTAGGAATGTTCCTATAGCATGGATTTGTATTAAGGATTTATATTATATAAGGCCGCCTTTCGCAAGGGCAGCTCGGATAGTTAGGCTTGCAACCTATATCCGGGTGGTATAAAGTGATATATTTCTACGTACATTGAAATGTTATAGAGGGGTAGTTAACTTGCTATCCTATTAAGGCGGAAACCTTCTCACAGATCACCGATCCCGGGTTTGAAATAGAACACCGATCACGGAATTGAAAGAGGGCCTAGTAGTGATACTAGGGGGTCCGAGTAATAGGAAGTAAAGTTAATTTAGCCCTATCTGACTAATCAGATCCTTGAATAAGGCGGCTGCGGCCTCTCTTGCTCAGCAAGAGGGAAACCGAAGTCTTTACTTAGCAAATTACTAATAATTCCAAAGCAACACAAAGAACATTTCATTTAAATAAAATATTATTTGCGACTGCCACGGGGTTTATAAGTTCACTTGATAAGTGAAGTGCCGGGATCCAGGTAAAACTGGGTCGCCCGTTGTTGGGTCTCTTATTGAGATTTATCCCTGCAACGGGTATTAAGATTAGTAGAGGTAGAGTTAAAATAACTTTAGCCTTCCTCGCTCATTTGCATCGACTTTATAAGTCTAACGGTCTTCCCTTCGTTGTGAAAACAATGAAAGGATATTCCGTTATTATGCAACAGAGTTTGGGAGGTCAGAAGTTGACAGATTTAACTCCATTAGGAGTAAGGTTTTCAAGAACTAAAGGTAGCGGTTTACCGAGATGTATCACTCGCCTGGATCGTAAGAAAATCCGGCATGGAGACAAATCTGTGATCCGTTACTGGCTAACTTTATTTTCCGTCTATCGGGTATTGCAAATACCAGGTAGACTCAGTCTTAACACGATTACTGACCCAGGGTCAGTCCCAAACTGCTTTATGGCAGCCTGGTCGGTTTTTGTTAGTGACTGAGTTCGAATAACTCTACCCAAAACTATTAGAGGTTTCTCTAAGAGTTCTATGGGTTCAGGGGTTTCATCCCCTTTGAGTTATGCGAAAGGATTAACTGCGCGCCCCTTCATTATACATCGTAGCACTCCTGTAGTCGGTTCGAAGAAAGGGGAACCTACTTTTATTAGTAGTTCTCCAGCATCTTTGATTGCGACATCAAGGGCTTGATTGAAGTCAGATTTATTCCCGGTCTTACAAGACTGGTGTAAAACTACTTCTAATATGAAGGTTATCCGTTGAATAGAGGAGTGATCCTCTTGTCGTACTGAAGGAGTACAATACCGAGGCGATTTAGGTCGCTTAGGATTCAAGGAGGAAGCGGCAGGTAAAGTGAGGGTCTTTGCTATGGTTGATCCATTTACTCAATGATTGTTCAAACCTTTATGGGATGATATCAAAGAGGTGCTTAGACTCTTCCCTACTGATGGTACGTTTGACCAAACGGCACCGTTGTATCGATTGAATTCCCGATTCCCGTCTTCGGGGAGATGATCGTTCGACTTAAGTGCCGCCACAGACCGACTTCCAGTGTTATTGCAAACTCAGCTCTTGACTCCTTTCTTAGGGGTCAATGGGGCTAGGTTATGAATGACGCTGTTAATTGGTCGTGGTTATCGCGCTCATAATGAGCGCTATAATTTAGATTCATTATGTTACTATGAAGTAGGACAGCCGATGGGGGCACTAACTTCCTGAGGGATGTTAGCACTAACCCATCATTGTTTAGTTCAGTTCGCGGCGTATAGATCTAAGGTAATAAAGGTAGGGCAATTCTTTGATGCCTACGCATTACTTGGTGATGACTTAGTCATTGCCAACGAAAGTGTAGCTCATGAATACCTGAAGGTTATGAGAGAAATCGATGTTGGTATTAATTTATCCAAATCTTTAGTCTCCGTAACTGGAAGAGTAATGGAGTTTGCTAAAAGAACGATTTATAACAACACTGATGTTTCCGCGATACCTATTAAAGAAATTTATGCTGGTATCAAGGCTACGTCAGCAGCGTTAGAAATAGTTCAGAAGTATTCTCTTACTCCAGCACATTATTTACGGCTCTTTGGAGCTGGATATAAAGTGCTTGGTTCCATTAACAAACCTTTTAAAATGCAAGGGGCGAAATGGGCCAACCTTTTAGTTGCCTATGTTTCTCCTAACGGTCCTTTAAAGACATCTTGAGTTAATTTCTTATCAATGAAATCTTTGATTACAAAGTATAAGGTTCCTCAGGATAGACTAGATATTTTATCTCATATCATTAAGGATCATCTTATCCGCGACCTACGGGAGGTTTTGGACAAAAATGAACCAATGTGAAAAGAAATTAAAAGTTTAGTCGAAGTTAGGCGAGATAGGGAATATTATGGGACTCTCAATAAGTTGGAGTCCTGGTCTCCCTCTAGAGTGTTATGCTATCCTGGGGTTAGTTTTGATACTACCCTAAGTAGCCAAAATAAAAGTGTTAAACACTTTTTACACACTCAAAAGGTCCTCGAAGATATCAAGAATATTCTCTTTAGAGAGACGTATTTAGATGTCTTAGTAGACGTTAGAGAGATCAGGTCGCAACTTCAGATTATTGAAGATAGTCCTCTGAGTGATGTTTCTTCGGTAGAGGATCTACTAGTATCGCTTGATAAAATCAGGCGTGACCTAGGATCGATTCCCCTTCCTACTGGGCTTCATCATCGGAGAGATCAAGTAGAGAGATCAGCGAGAGAGGTAAAGGACCTCTTAATCTGACTTCAATACTCCCAAATATTTAGGAAAATGAACCCTTTAAAAGGGTTCGGCTCCCAACGATATAGTATGCGTAGTGAAAGATAGTTAACAGATCACCTATACAGGAGTTGATTAAGGCTTGAGAACCTTAAAATAGACCACCTAAACAGGAATTGAAACTATACTTTAACTAATGAGGATCACCGATCCCGGAGTTGATTAGGATTTCTCACCCTAAAACAGACCACCGATCACGGAATTAATCATTAGGCAACACATCTATACCGATGCTATCCGATCAAAACGAACGAAAACCTCTACCTCAAATTAGGCTTCCTATCAAACTTTATCTAAAGTCTTCGGGATGCTAATCCGGTTAAGAGTAGGGTTCTGATGTCCTATTACGTATAACGTAAATGTGATAGGACTCCTACTCCGCTAGAAGTATAGGAGCAACGACGCTTCTATGCCGTATGGGGATAAAAGGCCCCCATTGACGCCAAGGTCCGAAGTCTCCTACATCTTGTAGGGGGTAAGATCCTTAGATCTTAGGGAGAGAAAGAAGAGAGCGGGGAAGTAGCCAGAGGCAGCATACCTCCAAGGTTTTAGAGTGAACCTCGATCCCAGTCGTAAGACTGAGTGATTAATCCTCCATTACCCAAGGCCAGAGCTGAATAAGCTTGGTTTCTTAGCGAAGTTTTGTTGATTCTAGTACTCCAGGAGATTACCTGGGGCAATAGAACCTAGCTAAGAGGCCTTAGATGGTCCTCGGTGGTGAACGGTGTGGCGGTTAGTACTACCAAAAGTAGTATGAGACTCTGCAGCCTTTAATAGAGAGCTGCTAGTTTATAAAACAGACCACCTATACAGGAGTTGAATTGGTTAAACCCAATAACAGACCACCTAAACAGGAGTTGATTATAAGCGATTAGACACCTCGGTACCGACTGGTACATGTAATGGATATTAAGAGATTAATCTCCGCTTCCAACTAATTACTAATCTTAAAAAGAATTAAGGTTTCGTTAAGTTGGTAACAAGAGATCACCGATCTCGGGGATGAAATAGTCCACCGATCCCGGAATTGAGTTACACTGAAGCGAACATCCGAAAATTTTCGAAAGCGCACCTAAGCGT